GCACCAGAACTTAAAGTTGTAGCACTTGGGACATCATCACCTTGGACGAATGTTTCGCTAAAAGTTGTAGCTGCACCTGCGGTCGTCTGGGTATAAGAACCTGAACCATGCGTTGCAGCGACTCCTGTTAGAGAGTTATTTGATGATGCTGGAACGTCTAAATGTCCCATTGTTCCTGCTGTTACTCCAGAGCTACTCATCGAATAAGTTGAACCTATTCTTTTTGCATGAGAGTAACTTCCGTCAACTGACGCTTGCGCTGTAGCTGTGATCTTATGTGTGATTCCACCTGAGTAAGCTGGTGTCGCTAATAAAAGCAAAAGGGGAATGAAGCGTTTCATGTGAGCTTGCCTGTTTGTGGATCTACTTCCTTACCAGAAATAGGATCAATGCGTGGTTTATCTGGTACTAACTTTATAGGAGTCTCGACTTTGATGATGGTATAAGGAACACCATTAGCAAATCCCCCTGCTGCTTCTGCCTTCTTCTTTTCTTCATCAGCTTTATACGTTCCATCACCTCTCTTTTTTGCTGTCTCAAGTCCAAAACTCGCCAGAGCTCCCGTAAATACACTGGCGATAAAAGTTGGATCTATGCGTTCCTGTTCACCTAGACCAGGGATCGTAACGTAATTTAAAGTCAATATAAATCCACTCCAAACTACAACTCCTAAACGCACAAATGTAGACAAGACTTGCAGTTGTTCTTCTTTATCATCCAAGCCCTCTTTTAGTTTTTGCAGAGGATTTTTCTTTTTTGGTTCGTCTGCTTTTGTTTCTGCCATGCGTAAAAAGTTAAAAACATAACTACATTAGACATAAATGGCTTAAAAGTAATGAAATTCCTTTCTCAGGCACAAAAGGAAGTAATAGCCGAGGCTCACGGAATAACCGTTGAATCTATAAATAACAGAATTGAGATATGGAGCATACTCAACGATCCAGATACATCAAAGCTTGATCTAGTAGAAGCACAAAAGCAATGGATTAAGATACAGCAAGGAACATGGCCTAATGTAAATGTCTGAAATTCTTGCAGCTCTACTTGGTGCTATGTTGTCAGCGTTGCTTATGGTTTTAGGCAACCGATCCAATAAAAGGCAGGGTGACATCCGTGAGATCTTTCACCGCCTTAACAGTATTGATAAAGAGTTAGCAAGATTAGATGCAAACAAACCAAGGAACTGGAGAGGACAATGAATTGTTGGCACTGTAAAACTGAATTGATTTGGGGCAGTGATTCTGAATTTCCTTTACCTTCTGAGGAATATGATTTTATTTCATTCTTTTCTTGTCCTAAATGTGAAGCTCACGTAGAGGTATATCACAAAGCTAAAGACTAAAAAACCCTTAGAGTCCTCTACAACTCCAAGGGTTTAATAGCTATCCAATAGTCAAAATGCTAATACTTGCTAAGGGGGTAAAGTTCAAAATTATCTTAACCACTTTTATAAAGATGAACAATGAAAAAATTACTCTTCAGCAGCGACCGAGGGAAACGCTTTACTCTTTGGGTATTAGAGTCAGCCACAGAACAGAGTAACAACAGTCTTAATCAATCAGACGTTGACTTTATAGAGGCTAGACTGTGGCCTAATCGAACGCTGAAACTGCAATGAGTATGTATAAAACAGAATGGTTGGAAGAGGATAGACAAAGGATGTTAGATATGGAGCGTTGGTATGTCCTTGACGGTAGGCACTTGAAGGCACACAAGCTACATGGTTTTTATACTGGATTAGCAGCCAAGGGAGCAGATCTTGATAGAATCGTGTAACTGCCCTCATTGTCAAAAGTTAAGGCAGCAACAAATTACTCATGGAAATTGGCAGAAAAGATTGCTAGAACTAAAAGAAAAGCATGTCTCAAATCCCTCCAGAATTTTCCATGTTGATGGAATTAGTTGAAAATATGACTCCAACGCTAGAAGAAGAATTGAGCATGGAAAAAGAGATAAGACAGATTCAATCGTCAGACGATATAGAACGCATTAAACGCTACACAGAAGCTCTTACAAGGCAAAACCATGAGCAATCACGATTCATTGCAGGTTGTTTGCAGGAGATCCATGTTCTAAAGGCAAAGCTGGCTTGTGCTACACCCGTAAAAAAAAAACTGGATTAAAAGATTAATTGGTCTATAATAGATTTACTGATGAGTTGCACCGTTCCGCTTAGTCGGAAAGTCGTCTCTCACTACACGGGCTTGCAGCGTGGCAACTGCAAAGAAGCTGTGGTCAGATGAAAAAGCCGAAAGGCTAAAATCATGCCGAACTTTAAAGCCTCTAGTTTGCTTACTGCTAGGGGTTTTTTAGTTTGTACTCGCTACCATAAAAAAAGACCCGCCGTAGGGTCTGCATTGGAAAGAAAAGACCCCTCGTTTGAGGGGCTTTTTTATGTCTAAGCTCTAGGAGAAATGGTTCCTCTGCCATCTTCCCATTCTTCTTCAGAATCAGAGTTGACTGACCATTGAGAACCCCACATTGCAAAACCTGGAACTTCTTCATAATCAGTTTTAGAGCTGTATTTACGAATTGTTGAACCACCAGGCATTTCGGCGGTGTCAGCTTGATCGGTCAACCACTTTGCTGCCTTACGGGCTTCTTCTGGTGTCCAATCAACAATCAAATAACGATCACAATCTTTACCTGATTTCTTTTTCTTGTTTGTGAAAAATTTGAATTTTGCTGTAAAAGCTGAGTCCATGATTAATTACGGGGTTGGATGTTGTTTTTTGTTTCCCACTCAATGACATCATTAAGTCGGTAACGGATTCTAAGAGCATAAGGATTCAAAGGTGTTCGTCCTATGTCTTCAAATGGAGGCCCAGTAGCCTCTCCTTTTCTGGTCTTTTTTCTCCATTGCTGTAACGTAAATAATGAAACGCCGTAACGAAGTGCAAGATCTCTTGGTCTTAAATATTCGATCATTTATCCTCTACCTCTAAAATAGCCTGAAGCACTTCATCTCGTTGCTTTTCACTAATTGATCCGTCTTGAAAACGATCACTTAAATTTGTCTTTAATCCTGCAATTTGTTTTTTATCTTTTGTCTTTTTAACAAACGCAATAAATTGTCTTGTTAATGCCTCGCCTTCTTCTTTTGCTTTTGGTGGTTCAGTTTTAACAGCAGGTTTCTTTTTTACTTGCTCCTTCTTTAACTCTTTTGGGTCTTCTGTATTTGTATCCATATCAGGCTCAAGACCTAATAACATTTTGATTGCATACCTGCGGCCATAAGTAAGACTTCCACCCCATGTAAACATTGGTTTGTTTCCCATGTTTTCAGGTAAATAAATAGGAAGCTCGCTTTCTAATATTTGGCCTGATTCAATATGAACTAAACGGGTAACAATCATTGTTTGACCATGATGCCCCACACTTGGCGGTTGAAGTAACATCAATCCATTTTTATGCAAAACAGGTTGGATTACTGAAATCATTTCTTCCAGTGGTGTGTAGTCGTAATTAAAACCTTCTTTGCTTCTAGTTAAAGAAGGGACTTGCTGCTGGAATTTTTGTAGTGCTTGATAAAGTTCTTTCATTTTAATTAGGGGTTGATGGAAATGCCCAACGTGGAAGAGTAAGGCTTTGGACTCCAGATTCACTATGGCTCGGCCAGTGATCTGAAATCTGACATTCTGAAATTTGATCTAAAGCTTGTCGCCGTTGTCTATATCCAAGATCAATACTTTGTTCATCTAATTCATATAAACCAACGTCAAACGGCCATTCAGATTGAACAACTAGAAAAATAAATCTTTTTGCTCCTGTAACTTCTAAATAATGAGCAGCTTGAAGATGGTATCCAAAATTAGCAACAGCCTTTGCAAATTCTTTTGGAGCTGCACCAGAGCGTGAGGTCTTTAGGTCAACAATTGTATTCCCAGTAAACCAATCACTTCTAGCTTTTACATCAAGGCTTGTTGATTCATCAACGCTCCACCATGATTTCTCTGCTACTCCTTTTGCTAATAAATCTGTTGCCTCCTTCTCGTTATACACAGACTCACGCATTGCCATTGCTAACTCCCATTGGTCGCCTGTAACAGGAGTAATACCCTTCTTCTCGGCTTCTGCTGCTTCTTCCTTTCCTTTCTTTGTTGTACGGCTAGAGACAATCGTAAATTGATTTTCTAGGTCGTCAGGTTCAAGGATTGCCGCATGAGTCAAGCTTCCAAGAATTAATGCTGGAGTTGATTTCTTTTCAGGACGGTTAGGATTTAAAAAGCTATTCCAATAAGCTCTTGGGCCATGTTTATCCATGACTTTGATCATTGATGCTGATACTGCAAAATGCTTGTGATATTCAGCATTTGAAATCTGTACGCTGCCTTGTGTCATGCTGCCTCCTTATATAAAGAAGTGTTTGGGCCATACATCAAAACAAATTCAGGCCATGTCCTAAGAATCTTTGCTTTGTCGTCAGGGGTCGCAATTAAAGCGGCTTGAGCCAATTTGTAAAAGAAAGGTTTGGCTTGACTTTCAAGAACACTGCTGAAAGTATTGAAAATTTCTTGATCTGTCATTGAAAAAATAGATACATTAGGTTTGGACGTTGGGCGGCTATCAGGGGTTGGTTGTCGCCTGACTCCTTAATTGCTCACACGCCGCTTGGATGCCAGCGTTGCAATCCGCTTGGGTCATCTTTGTTAACGCTCCACTGGTTGCGTTGAAACAAACAAGGCTGGCAATAATGCCGAAAGTAAAAAGCTTCATGGGGTTGGCTGCTTATATAATTAATTATACACCTCGGAACACCTGTGTCAATAGTCTGTACATCTCTGTCTACTTCCAGCCTAGGTAAGTCACGCCCTTGTGTTGATAAATAATAAAAGTCGAATCAGAGTCACACACCTCGCACCAAAACTCAATAGCAATAGCTCCTCTAGACCTAGGACTAGGATTGCCTATCTTTGTCTCTGTATCGACCCACAACTCTTTATGCTCGTCTTTTATTGTTACGCATTTTCCTGATAAATCATCTTCGTGGGTAGGCCAGATTCTATAAGACTTTTGATGAAGAAAGTTGTCACACTTTTCGGCAGAACCTAGGTCTTTACGTTCGCAGATAGGGCAGACTATTCCGTACTCAGCAAAAAATTCAGACATAAAAGTTTTTGGGGGTTGTAGTTCTTATTGTAAACAGGCAACAAAAAAGAGCCTTGCGGCTCCTTAGTGTTTAATTTGCATTAAAGGCCAAAACCTTGTTTTTAGATCTAGCAGGGTTTCTTTAATAGTGGTTCCGACTGCGGCAGGGTGTCCAGTGTCCCAATTAATTCCTTCAACATTTTCTGGAACTAATGTTTCCCAATTGAAAGGCAGAAAATTAGGGTCAATTTCTAGGACAGTAAAATGGCCTGTTTTGTCGCCACTTCTTCCATAGAAGTTACCGTCAGATCCCATCGAGATTCCGTGGCCCCCAATAAACCAAGGGCTTCTTCCAACATCATTTAAATTTTTTGGAAAATTCATTTTAGCCAGGGTTGCTTACTTCTTTATTATACACCTCCTTACATCTCTGTCTACCTCTGTTACAAATCGGCAATAAAAAAGCCCCTTTCGGGGCAGTGGTTAAAAAATAAAAGCTGTTGCGGTTGAAACTCCAGCAACTACAAATAAAAACGTAACTGCATCCTCCAAGTTTTTTACCCTGCGGCTTAATCCTTGGTTTGTTGCATCAAGATCTTTATATAAAGGTCTTTTGCGTTTCTTGACGGCTGATGATGTCATATCAAAATGGGGTTGGTGACTTCCTTACTATATACATGCCTGTACGTCTCTGTACACCTCTATTATTAAAACGAAACATTTGCTAGCTGCCATTAAAAAAGCCTCCGATTAAGGAGGCCGTTTTAAATTCTCGAAGTGCCGATGCGTTGCGGTCGTGAAATAGTAGGAAACGTCTTTTTGAAACTCTCGAAAAGAATAAAAGAGAGGGATTTGATCGCAGCTCACATATCCCTGATAAAGCTGACACGTATCGTATCCTGTGCGGAGAGAGGCAAGTGGCGAATACATCTTGCTTGGCCATGTCTTTAATATACATGCCTAAACACCTCTGTACATGTCTGTTAACAAAATGAAACATTTGCTTAATTTCTTTGGTGCTCCATTCGTTTACCGCAGTCCCGTAGGTCTTCAAGGTTTCAGGGCTGGTCTTATGCAACTCTCAAACAGACAATTACAACCGTTAGCAGATACTCAAAGCCATGTAAAGAAAAGCGTTTTAGTAGATAGAATAATTGCGAGCATTAAATAAGGGCAGCTACTAACTACCCTTACTTTTCTCAACACATGGGTAGGGGTGATGGGGAACATTCCACCCATGTACACAAAATGTAATCTTAATCAAGCGATCTTGCAACTTCAACGGGAAAGCCTTTAGAGCGTAGATCTTTTATTCGATATTCCTGAATCTTACTTAACCGTCCTTTTAGTGCCTTCACTTCAACAAATCGCACCTCATTCGGTTTAAGCAATAGCAGATCAGGATAACCATTTTTATTTGTCTTAAGCAGCTTGATCACCTCGTAACCGTCTTTCTCGTATTTTTTTACCAGCTTCGCTTGATAATTCGCCTCGGACTTTGTTGTAATGAGAAATTGTGAAATTTTCTTTTTTTCGGACTGTGGAATAAATTCGAGTTTCAATCCCGTTGGCCGCAAATACATACCTAATTCTAGGCGGTGTGTCACGCCCCAGGTAGCTCGCACGATCTCTTGCTTGGAGGTAAGAGAGTGCTGCAAAATCTACGCCAAGGAAAATAAGATACGTTGCACTACTTAAATTCACTCCCTCACGGCTGGCTCTTACCTGCCCAATAAAAACAGCATCCTTATTTTCATTAAATTCTTCTGGACTATCGGTTGCATTAGGAAACGCTTCATAGAGCATTTTTCGTTCTGCTTCATAGCAGTACATAATTGCAAGTTTATGGTTCCCATATCGTTGCTTGATGTACTCAGCTTTTGACCGATCAAAAATTATTCCCTTACCGCTTCCTTCTCCAATAACCGTTCCACAATAGATTTGTTTTAATTTTGAAAGGCGTTTTGCTCCCGTATCGGCAAGGATTACAAAGTCAGCATAATTATTTCCGTCAAGATTAGTTCCACCAGAAAAAGAATCTCCTAAAAAAACTTCATCGGCATGGTACTCAGCAATTCCGTCATCAATAATTTCCTGAGCTAATCGGTAAGTTGTTTCGTTCATCTCTACATATCGGACAGCTTCATCAATCTTGGTCTCAAATCCTGCATCTTCTTGAGTCATTCGCACAACATACGGATCAATATCTTTCAAAATCAATTCTTTATTAGCGTTTGAGTAATCGTTAACCGTTTGACCTGTTCCAATATATTTTTCCCCAATATCCACATAACCTTTTTTTGCCCACTCGTAAAAATTTTTGTATTGCGCCCAAACAGGTCGGTGCAATGTCATCTGGTGATAAAGCTGTGAATAAGATTCTGGTGATGCTGTTCCACTCATTAGCAAAACTTTTTCATAACTCATCTGTCTTAAGTTCTTCCACCTCCCACTTGGTTTTGGATACGCACCAATGGAATGTGCTTCATCAACAATTAATAACTGCCAAAATGTCCATGCAAATTTAGGTAGCCGTTCATAATTAATAATCAAAACTTTATCTTGCAGTCCTAAAGCTTTGGCATCTTTTTCAATGCTTGGGATTGCTTTTTTCTTTGTTACCAACAAACACCGTTGGATGCCTAACCGTTCAATCAAACTTAAAGCGGTCAAGGTTTTGCCAGTTCTTACCTCACCCATTAAATAAGCAAACTGTTTTCGTGCGAGTAACCAATAAAGCTTATCGGCTGCCTCTTTTTGATACTCTCTTAATTCCATTTCTTGACGGGGTTGGATTTAGTGGTATCTTACACATATCTAATACCAAAGCAACCCCAGTGGACTTAGACATCGAACTGAAAACAATCAACACTCAGCTAACTAAAGAACAAATAAAATGGTTAGACGAAAATAAACCGCCTGAACTTTCTAGAGCTGGTTTTATTAGAACAATCATCCGTCATGCGATGACTAAAAAACAGCTTGACGCTTACGAATCTCAGCTAACCAGATAATCCAATGACAATTAAAGAAGAAATTCTTCGTTTACCGAAGGAATGGCGGTTTGTCGCCGTTCAAAATAAACGACCCTATCAAAATGATTGGCAGAAAAATCCTTTAACCCGTTCGCAGTTATTTAAAGAAATTACAGCAGGTCGGTCTACTGGTATTGGTGTTTGCTGTGGTACTCCTAGCGGCGGTCTTCTCTTCCTTGATCACGATGGGCAATCCGCTTCAGAAATTCTTACAGAATGGGGTTTCTCTGTCGGTTCTCTACCTCCTTCTTGGATGGTTACTTCTGGCCGCGTTGGTCGATTTCAACTCATCTACAAAATCCCAGAAAAATATTGGTCAAAGATTAAAACACGCAAATTTCAAACTGGTGTAAAAGATTCTGATGGTTCTGTTGAACAAATTGAACTCAGGTGGGATGGAGCGCAATCAATCGTCTCTGGTAAACATCCAACAACTGATGGTTACAGGTGGATGGATGGACGCTCGCCTGATGATCTTGAAATAGCAGAAGCTCCTTTAGCCATTATCAAAAAGATGATGGAACCTAAAAAAACAAAACCTGCACCTGTTGAAGTCTTTAACTCAGATATAGACAAAGCTCGTTCTCTTCTTCAATCAATTAACCCTAACCGCATAGATGACTATGACCAATGGTTGAAAATTGGAATGGCGGCTCATTCCGCAGGTGATTCACTCCTTGCAGATTGGGAAGATCTATCTCAGAAAAACAGCAAGTACAAGCCAGGCGAATGTTCAAAGAAATGGGATTCCTTTAAACGTTCTGGTATATCACTCGGCACACTTCAAAAATTTGCTAAAGAAGATGGTTGGACTCCTCCTCCTCGCGTTTTTCCTGATTCTGTTGTTCCTGTTCAAGAAGAGAAAACAACTCCTATTCCTTCAAAACTTGAACAGCTCACATCACAAGAATTAATTTCATTCTTACGAAATTCAAAGCAAGAAATTCGTTTCAATACCTTTTCACATTCAATAGAGATGGATGGTGAAGTAATCAAAAATATTGAACTGTTTTATTTGACGCTTGCCGAGCTTGGATACAAAGTCGAAAAGCAAATGGCAATTGATTGTCTGCTTAAGGTCGCGCATGAAAATAAATATGATCCTGTTCGTCTTTACTTAGATCACGTTTCTTCTGAAGTTGAACCTACATACATTGACCGATTAGCAACAACCTATCTAAGACCTCAAGACGCATCTATTGATGAACCAACAATCTACGATGCAATGCTTAAGGTAACTCTGATAAACGCCGTGAGACGTGTATATCTTCCTGGCTGTAAACATGATTCTGCAACTGTTCTTCAGGGGAAGCAGGGGATAAAAAAATCTTCCTTTTGGCAAACGCTCTTTGGCCCCTTTTTTTCGGACGCTCTTGATGACATCTCTTCAAAAGATTCGATATTGACTTTACATAGATCATGGGGAATGGAATGGGCCGAATTAGATTCGATCACATCTAGAAAACACGCTGGTCATATTAAATCTTTTTTATCTCGTTCCACCGATTTCTTACGGGTTCCTTACGGTAAAGCGGTAGAAGAATGGCCTCGTTCTGGCATTATTGTTGGTTCCTCTAATAAAGAATCTGGTCTGTTATTTGATGACACTGGAAACAGACGTTTTCATGTTATTCCTTGCACCTCTACATCCATTGATCTTGATTCACTTCAATTAGAACGTGATGCAATATGGTCTGCTGCTGTTAACGCATGGAAAAATAAAGAGAGCCATTTCCTAAGTTTTGAACAGGAAAATCAAATAGAAAAAGAAAATCTTGGATACATGGTTGATTCACCTTGGCTAACAGTAATTAACCAATGGCTAAATAATCCTACGAATCAAATTAAAGACGTAACCATTGAATTACTCTTGACCGATGCCATAGAAAAGCCAGTAGAACGGCAAACGAAATCAGACACCATGACTGTCTCATCTATTCTCAAAAGTCTAAAATATGAGAGAAAGAAAAAAAGAGTGGAGGGAACACCGAAATGGGTTTGGAACCCTCCAAACTCCTAAAGTTCCCACCTGTTCCCACCTTGTTCCCACCACTGGGAACGCTCAAAAACCACTTGGTATCTACTTTCTTACTATATGTTCCCTTTGTTCCCTATGTTTTATATATAAATATAGAGATAGGTATATAGAGGGTATATATATAGCTCAGGTAAGTTTATAAGGAAGGTGGGAACACTGGGAACGTGGGAACACTTGCCTTGTCTCATTTCTGTCTCATGCACGTCTCAAAAAAGAATCAACCCGTTGTTGATCGTCTTATTCTTCTCCTCGCTCAATCTGAATATGTTGCGGATGCAATCTTGGATAATGCTCTTGATGATGGTGAACGAGTAGACCCTGATGTTGTTGCTGGTTTAACTCAATATTTAGTACGAATTGCAGATATACTCAGCACAGCAGAAGAAGCTGATTTAAAACCTTTATCCAGTGAATAGGCTATATTTTGCTTATGGCTAAAAAAGCAACAGATAGAGAAGTTGATTGTAGAGTTAATTCTGTCTACAATTTATTAATTAATGGCCACAGTAAAACTCAGGTGGTGCAGTACTGCGCGGAAAATTACGGTGTCAAATTAAGGCAATCAGAAGAGTATCTTTCACGCGCTCGGAAACTTCAACAATTAGATGCTGAACTTGAGCGTCCACAGTGGCTTCTGTCCGCTTTATCTCGTTTACAAAATTACGAATCGCAATCTGCAAAACGTGGTAATCATCAAGCTGCTTTAAAAGCTGTTGAACTTCAAGCTCGTCTCTTACGGTTTGATTTGAATTGACTTCTTTAATTACTGGAATATGTGATAACGAGCCGTTAATGGCTTTTGCTGAAAAGGCTGCTTTTAATACTCCTCCTTCAAGTAAAGAAGTTATTTCAAGAATTTATAAGGGTTTATTGCCTCATCAAAAACAATTTTGTGATGATACTGAGCATCGAAAATTAGCTTTAGTTTGTGGATTTGGAGCTGGCAAAACTTACGCTTTAGTTTCTAAAGCTTGCATTTTGGCAGCAATGAATGTTGGTTTCGTTAGTGCTGTTTTTGAACCAACTTCTCCGATGCTTAGAGATATTTTGATTCGTACCTTTAACGAGCTTTTGGATCAGTGGGAGATACCTTATGAGTTTCGAGTGTCGCCTTTGCCTGAATACAAATTAATTTTTGAAGAAGGAAATCATACAATTTTGCTTAGAACAATCTTGACTTATCAGCGTTTAAGAGGTCAGAACTTATGTGCGGTTGGTTTTGATGAAGCAGATACCGTTGGACAGTATGACGCAGAGCAAGCACAAACAATGGCACTTGCTAGATTGAGATCAGGTAATGTCCAGCAGTTTTATGTTTCTACTACTCCAGAGGGATATGGATATTGCTTTAAAACTTTTGAAAAAGAAGCCAAACCTGATACTGCTTTAATCCGTGGAAGAACAATGGATAATCCATTCCTTCCAGAAGGATTTATTGATTCGTTAAAAGAGAATTATCCACCTCAGTTGATAGCCGCTTATCTTGAAGGGCAATTTACAAATCTAACAACAGGACAAGTCTATGATCGTTTCTCAAGAGACATTCATGTAAAAGATAAATTGCCTAATTATGAAGATGAAGTTTTGCGTTGTGGTATTGATTTCAACATCCAGAATACAAATTGCGTCATAGCGGTGCGGGACGGAAACAAGCTCGTCATAATTGATGAAATTGTGAAAGCTCACGACACTGACGCATTAGCGAAAGAGTTGGTTAGACGCTATCCAAGAAGAAAAATTCTTGTCTATCCAGACGCATCAGGAGGGAACCGTTCAACAAATGCAACACGCACCGATATATCCATACTCGAAAGTTATGGGTTCACGAATCAAAGCCCCAAATCGAATCCAGCAATCAAAGATAGAGTCTCGTCTGTTCAAGCTCTTTTATGTAACGGCAAAGGAGAATCAAGGTTGGAGATTAGCTCCCGTTGCAGAGCCTTAGTGGAAACTCTTGAGTTACAATCATGGGACGAAAAAACGGGTGATCCCGACAAGCAAAATGGGTATGATCACATGAACGATGCACTTGGTTATGTTATCTGGAGAGAGTTCAATCCTTTATATGCTCGATCAGGAAGAGGAACGGGTATTAGAATTTATTAGCTTTTATCTATAAACTGTTTACATAGTGTCGAGGCTTAATTGTGTATAGCGGCTACAACCATTACAACCGAGAAAAAGCCGCCGCAGGTGTGACGGTAGCAGACCCCTGTTTTGCTTGGCAGAATATGGAACCGCATTGGATTTTAAGTGAAGATTTACAAAGCGGAACTTTTGGAATTAGGAAAAAGCACAGGAGATATTTACCGCAAGAACCAAGGGAGTTAGATGATCAATATGACAATCGTTTAGCACGTTCTGTTGTCCCTCCATATTTGCAACGCATTGAGAAAATGTTGGGCGGAATGTTAGTTAGAAAACCTGTTCGATTAAATGATGTTGGTGATGTCATAAGAGAGCAGTTATTTGATGTTGATCTGCAAGGAAACGATCTAAATGTATGGACTTATGAAACAGCACGATTAGCAGTTAGATATGGGCATGTTGGTGTTTTAGTTGATGCTCCAGCCGCAGGACAAAAAGGCCGTCCATATTGGGTGACTTATACCCCTAGAGAGATTCTTGGTTGGAGGACAGAAGTTATTGATGGGATGCAGAAATTTACACAGCTAAGGCTTTTAGAAAAAGTATTTGAAGCAGATGGTGATTATGGAGAAAAAGAAGTTGAGCAGGTAAGGGTATTAACGCCAGGAGCTTTTGAGATCCACCGCAAAAATGAAAAAAGTGGTGAATATGATTTATATGAAGAAGGAACAACATCATTAACAGATATTCCTTTTGCTGTTGCTTATGCAAACAGGGTGAACTTTATGGAGTCACGCCCACCGATGGAAGACATAGCAGAATTAAATTTAAAGGCATATCAAATCCAATCTGATTTAGATAATCAGCTTCATATCAGTGCTGTTCCGATGTTGGCCTTTTTTGGCTTCCCTCAATCAAGTGAAGAAGTAAGTGCTGGACCAGGAGAAGCAATTGCCTTTCCTGCCGAGGGTAAAGCTGAATATATAGAGCCAGATGGTAAAAGTTTTAATGCACAATTTGAGCGTTTAGACCGCCTTGAAAAGCAAATAAATAATCTGGGTTTAGCGGCTGTGTTAGGACAAAAATTATCCGCAGAAACAGCAGAGTCAAAACGAATAGACCGATCTCAAGGAGACTCAACAATGATGGTCGTTGCACAGCAGATACAGGATATGATTGATAACTGTCTTCTTTTCCATGCGAATTATTTAGGAAGCAACGAGTCTGGAAGTAGTTTTGTAAATCGTGACTTCTTAGCAGCTCGTCTTGATCCGCAAGAGATAGGAAGTTTGCTTCAGTTATATACTGCTGGAACGATCACGCAAGAAACCTTATTGAAGCAGTTAGAAGAAGGGGAGGTATTAGGAGATGAGTTTTCAGTTGAAGAAGAGTTGGAAGCTACACAAATGGGCGGTTTAATTGATATGCAGCAACCACAAGAGGAAGTTAAAGAAGAGATTCCTACCGAATCAGCAGAGCCAGAAAATGAAGCTGCTTAATAAATGCCAACACTTGCTGTCCCACAAATAACGGATGAAGGCACTCCAGCCGTTTTATTTAGAAATGCTATTGACCTAAATAGGTATAGCAATAGTGTTTCTAGGCGAATAATTAATGAATACAACAACATTATTGTTGAGGCTGCTAATCAATTAAAAATATTAGAAGGGTCTGATAGTTACAAAGCTCAGAGACTTAGAACAATTATTGCTCAAGTAAAAGAAAGCTTGGCAACTTGGGCTGGTGATGCGACAGAAATAACTGCAAGCAATTTGCAAGGTTTAGCGATATTGCAAACAGAATTTATAGAAGAACAATTAAAGAAGTCTTTACCAAAAGCAGCTAGAAGTATTGTCAGAACAGTTGAAGTAAGTCCACAGTTTGCA